TATCATATCTTAATTTAGACTGGAAGCCAGTGCCAGTTGTACCTAAGTTTGTAGATATAGTTGTTAATGGTATGGCTCAAAGAAATTATGAAATAAATTGTTTTTCGCAAGATGAATATGGAGTTCAAAAAAGAACTGAATATATGGAGTCTATAATTAGAGACATGGAATCTAAACAATTTAATGATGTGGCTAAAGAACAGTTTGGCGTTGATTTATATGAAAATGATCCTGAAACTTTACCTCAAAATCAAGAAGAATTACAACTTCATATGCAGCTAGATTATAAACAAGCTGTTGAGTTAGCTGAAGAACAAGCGTTAGGCGTTTTGTTAGAAGGCAGCGATTATGATTTAGTTAGAAGAAGATGTTTATACGATTTAACTGTTATAGGTATTGGTGCTACAAAAACTACCTTTGATTATAGTAGTGGTGCAAAAGCTGAATATGTAGACCCAGCTGATTTAGTTTATTCCCATACTGAATCACCTTATTTTGAAGATATATATTATGTAGGTGAAGTAAAAGAGTTACCTATAAATGAATTAGTAAAAGAGTTTCCAGATTTAACAGAAGAAGAAATAAAAGAACTATTAGATAAATACGCATATCCAATAGATTATGTTTCTAATAGAGATAAAAACAAAGTTCAAGTGCTATACTTTAATTACAAAACGCACATGAACAATGTTTATAAACTAAAAACTACAGGTAGTGGTGCTGAAAAAGTAATTGAAAAAGATGAATCATTTAATCCACCTGAGGACAAGACTGGAGATTTTGAAAAGTTAGAAAGAGTAGTTGAAACTTTGTATGAAGGCGTTTATATACTGGGTGCTGATAGATTACTAAAATGGAGAATGTGTCCTAATATGATGAGAACTGACTCTGATTTTAGTAGAGTAAAAATGAATTATCAAATAGTAGCACCTAGAATGTATCAAGGAAGAATAGAAAGTTTAGTTAGTAGAATAACTAGTTTTGCTGATATGATACAGTTAACTCATTTAAAGCTGCAACAAGTTATGGCGCGTATGGTGCCAGATGGTGTTTACTTAGATGCCGATGGTTTAGCCGAAATAGATTTAGGTAATGGAACAAACTATAATCCGCAAGAAGCTTTAAATATGTTTTTCCAAACTGGTTCTGTTATTGGTAGAAGCTTTACATCTGAAGGCGATCCTAATCCTGGCAAAGTACCAATACAACAAATAAGTAATGGCATTAATGGTGGTAAATTACAAAGTTTAATTACTACGTATAACTATTATATGCAAATGATTCGTGACGTAACAGGATTAAACGAGGCTAGAGATGGTAGCACTCCAGATAAAAACGCTTTAGTTGGTGTACAAAAGCTAGCAGCTGCTAATTCAAATACGGCTACTAGACACGTACTTCAATCAATGTTATTTTTAACAGCTGAGATTGCTGAGTGCTTATCGTTAAGAATATCTGATATTATAGAATATTCACCAACAAAAGAAGCTTTTATAAGAGCGCTAGGTTCTCATAATGTAGCAACATTAGATGAAATGAAAAACTTACATCTGTATGATTTTGGTATATTTATAGAGCTAATGCCAGATGAAGAAGAAAAAGCTATGTTAGAAAATAACATACAAGTTTCTTTATCACAAAAGTTAATTGATTTAGATGACGCTATTGATTTACGTAACGTTAGAAACGTAAAGCTAGCTAATCAGTTATTAAAAATAAAACGTAAAGCAAAAGCGCAAAGAGATCAACAGGCTCAACAATCAAATATGCAAGCTCAAGCTAGCGCTAATGCTCAAGCTCAACAAGCGGCTGCTCAAGCGGAGATACAAAAAAATAATGCTAAAGTCCAAGCTGAAACTCAATTAGAACAAACTAAAAATCAATTGCAAATTAATTATTTACAAAAAGAAGTTGAGTCTAAAAAACAATTAATGCAATTTGAGTTTGATTTAAATGCTAAATTAGAATCAATGCGTAGTAGCTCAAATGACGAAAAAGAAAATAAAAAAGAAGATAGAAAAGACGCAAGAGTTGATAGGCAAGCTCAACATCAAATGAATATGATAGATAAAAGAAAGCAGGGTGATTCGCTTAATAAATTTGAATCATCAGGTAATGATATACTTAGCGGAGGTGCAAACATGGAAAAGTTTGGTCTCTAAATTTTTAATATTTTATAAAATTTTATTATGACAGAAGAAATTAAAAAAGAGTTTACCGAAGAGGTAACTCAAAACGAAAACGAACAACCTTTAGAAGAAGCTATAGAAGAGGCTATAGATGAATCTAAATTCGATAGCGCTGAAGACCCTACAGTATTTAAAGTAGACTTAGACAAAAAGCCTGTTGAGAAAAAAGAAGAGGTTGTTGAAGAACAAAAAGAAAACGTAGAAGAAGTTGTAGAAGAAGTAATTGATCAGCCAATTATGGAAGAAGTTACTGAAGAAGAAAAAGTTGAAGAAGTTCAAGAAGCAGTTGAAGAAGCGGTTGAAGAATCTGTATCTACAGGAAAGCCGTTACCAGAAAACATACAAAAGCTTGTTGACTTTATAGAAGATACTGGAGGTAATATACAAGATTACGTGAATTTAAATAGAGATATTTCTAAGCTAGATGACTCTGATGTGCTAGACGAGTATTATAAAACTACTAAATCACATCTGTCAGCAGAAGAAAGAAATTTTTTATTAGAAGATACGTTTGGTGTTGATGAAGAAGTTGATGATGAAAAAACAATACGTAAAAAGAAAATAGCCCTCAAAGAGCAAGTTGCCGAGGCTAGAGCCTACTTAGACAGGCAAAAGTCTAAATATTATGAAGAAATTAAAGCTGGAAGCAAGCTTACAGACGAGCAGCAAAAAGCTATTAATTTTTTTAATGAATCTGAAAGATTAAAAGAAGAAGGTAAAAAAAGCAAAAGAACATTTTTAAATAAAACAGATAGTTTCTTTGGACAAAATTTCAAAGGTTTTGAATATAATGTTGGAGATAAAAAATATAGGTTTAATGTTAAAGATGTTAATAAAGTAAAAGAAGCTCAAAGTGATATTAATAACTTTATTAATAAGTTTAGTAATAAAGAAAAAACAAATATTGAAGATACTGCTGGTTATCATAAATCTTTATTCACAGCTATGAACGCTGATGCTATTGCTAAACATTTTTATGAACAAGGTAAAGCAGATGCTATTAAAGACACTGTTGCTAAAGGTAAAAATATTGATTTAAATCCTAGAAAAACACACGGCGAAACTAATGTTGGTGGCGTAAAGTATAGAGTATTAGGTCAATCTTCTTCTGATATGAAAAACAGATCGTTTAAAATTAGAAGTAACAAAAAAAATTAACTTAATAAAAATTTATAATTATGGCAATAACTGCAGGACAAAATTTAAATAGTGTTCCAGCGCCAACTAAGGCAACTTTGGAAAATAACTATTTAGATTTAGCGTCAGAAGCTGGGAAAGGCTGGGCGCAACAATATGTACCTGACTTGATGGAAAAAGAAGCTGAAGTGTTCGGACCAAGAACTATTTCAGGTTTTTTAGCTCAAGTAGGTGCAGAAGAATCTATGACTGCTGATCAAGTTGTTTGGTCAGAACAAGGTAGATTACATTTATCATACAAAGGACACATTGCTAATGCAACTCAACAAACTGGTAACAGTAACGAAGAGGGTGGTACTTTTGAAATAGACACTGATATTGATGGTAACGCTGTTGACACAAGTTCTATTGATCACGGTGTTAGAGTTAACGATATGGTTTTAGTAGCTGATTCAAGCGCAACCGCACAAGGTATCGTTACCGCTGTTGCAAATGATCAAATTAGTATAGCTTTATATGATGCTGGTAATACAACAGCTACTTTTGATAATGCTGGTTTAGCTGCTGGATCTGGTGATTCTGCTACTTTATTAGTTTATGGATCTGAATTTAAAAAAGGTGATGACTATAATGGCAATCCTTCAAGAACTGCTAACGAACCTCAGTTTCAATCTTTTCAAAACAAACCAATTATTATGAAAGATTACTACGAAGTATCTGGATCAGACGCTTCTAGAATTGGTTGGGTTGAAATTTCATCTGAGCAAGGGCAATCAGGTTATCTATGGTATTTAAAAGCTGAAGCTGATACAAGAGCTAGATTTAATGATTACATTGAAATGGCTATGCTTGAGTCTAAGAAAACCGTAGCTGCTAACTCTAAAGTAGATGCATTTTTAGGAACTGACGGTACTACATTAACTGGTACTGAAGGTTTATTTGCTGCTATTGAAGACAGAGGTAACATTACTACTGGTGTAACTGGTGTTAATGCTGCTACTGATTTAGCAGAGTTTGATGCTATTTTAGCTGAGTTTGACAAGCAAGGTGCTATTGAAGAATACATGATGTTTATTAACAGAGCTACTAGTTTAGCTATTGATGATATGCTTGCTTCAATGAACTCTTACGGAGCTGGAGGTACTTCTTACGGAGTATTTGACAATGACGAAGATATGGCATTAAATTTAGGTTTTTCAGGATTTAGAAGAGGTTCTTATGACTTTTACAAATCTGACTTTAGATACTTAAATGACAAAGCTACAAGAGGTGGAATTAACACTAGAGATACGGTTAACGCTATTAGAGGTGTTATGATTCCAGCTGGTGTTTCAACTGTTTATGACCAACAAATGGGTAAAAACATGAAGAGACCTTTCTTACACGTAAGATTTAGATCTTCAGGAACTGACGACCGAAGAATGAAAACTTGGGTTACTGGTTCTGTTGGAGCTGCTACGTCTGCATTAGATGCAATGCAACTTCACTTTTTAACTGAAAGATGTTTAGTGGTACAAGGCGCTAACAACTTTATGTTAATGAAGTAAGAATATTTATTTATAAGGGCGGTCTAGCATCGCCCTTATATTTTTATTAATTATATTATATATTATATTATGGCAAAGAAAAAAGAAACAGCTAAGGTTGAAGAACCTATAGTTGAAAAAAAAGTTGTTATTGAGCAACCTAAGGTTCAAGCTCCTGAAATAAAAGCTAAACCAAAAAACACTTGGGAAATAAAAGATAGAGTATATTATTTAAAAAATAATAGAAAGCCTCTTTCTTATATGTTAAAATCAGCTGGTATATTTTACTTTGATGAAAACCAAGGATTTGAAAGAGAGTTAAAATATTGTGAAAATCAAAGAACTTGCTTTGTTGATGAAATGAAAGGTGATCATAGACTGTCACATATTGTTTTTAGAAACGGAGCGTTGTTTGTACCTAGAAATAAAACAGTTTTACAAAAAATGCTTTCACTATACCATCCTCATAAAGGCAAAATTTATTTTGAGTGGAAGCCTGTTAAAGTTGCAGAAAATCAAATTGAAATATTAGAAATGGAAGCTGACGCAATATTAATGGCTAGACAAATAGACATTGATTTAGCTGAAGCTATAATGAGAGTAGAAAAAGGATCTGAGGTATCTAAAATGAGTTCTAAAGAACTTAAACGAGATTTATTATTATTTGCTAGAAATAATCCTAGACTATTTTTAGAATTAGCAAATGACGATAATGTTCAACTTAGAAACTTTGGTATAAAAGCAGTTGAATCAGGAATAATAAGTTTATCTGGTGATCAAAGATATTTCATGTGGTCATCTAATAACAGAAAAATTATGACTGTACCGTTTGATGAGCATCCATATACAGCTTTGGCCCACTGGTTTAAAACTGATGAAGGTATGGAAATATATCAAAACATAGAAAGAAGGTTAATGTAAAAATAATTAACTAACATTAATAGCCACCTTAACGGGTGGCTATTTTTATTTAGAGGCTAACCTTCCGCTTTATTATGTAACTATATAATAGTAAAATAAGTAACAATGGCAGTAAATATAAACAGTGTATATCAAAAGGTTTTAGCTATATCTAATAAAGAACAAAGAGGTTATATAACACCACAAGAATTTAATTTATTAGCAGATAGAGCTCAAAATGAAATATATGAAAATTATTTTCATCAAGCAAGAAACTCAAATGCTAAAATAAAAGACGATGATACACATACAGACACTTTGGAAATGTTAGAAGCTAAACTAGCTCCTTTTTTAAAATCAGAAACAACTGCTAGTATTGCTAGTGGTGTGCTATTACTTCCAACAGATTTATATAAATTAGATATTGTAAAAGTAGGAACTAATCTTGCTACAGAAGTAAATAAAAAAGAAGAACATTATATTACTTCTCTTGGCGAAACTGGCTCGGTGCTATATCCTAAAACAACAAGACCTATATTTACTAGAATAGCACCAACAAAAATTAAAATAACGCCGTCGCCCGTTGACAGCACTAGTTGTACTGTTAATTATTACAAAGAGCCTACAACTCCAAGCTTTGGTTATGTTGTAGTTAATGAAAAAGCTTTGTATAATTCTAATACTAGTGTTGATTTTGAATTAGCTTCTTCAGAAGAAGAGCAGCTAGTTTCAAGAATATTACTATTATCTGGAACTATAATTAAACAACCTGATATAGCTCAAACAGGTGCAGCTTTTTTACAACAAAAAAATCAAGAACAAAATAGTTAATTATGGGATTACTAGGATCAACAACTCAAGCCGCATATTATCAAGGTAGCGATTTTGGCACGTATCAATTCGTAAACCTTGATAGTATTATAAATAACTTTATGTATATTTATGTAGGTGAAAACAAAATAATATCTAAAGTTAATAGAACAGACGTGCAGTTTCACGCTATGAGAGCTTTACAAGAACTTTCATACGATGTATTAAAATCTTTTAAATCCCAAGAAATAGAAGTACCTAATACATTAACAATGGTGCTACCACAAGATTATGTTAACTATAGAAAAATAGCAAGAGTTGGTAGTGATGGTATAGAAAGACCTTTATATCCAACTAGACATACATCAAATCCCTTTGCAATAACTCAAGCAGCTGATGGAACTTATACTACAGATCCTACTAGTCAAAAAAGAAAATACAAAATGAGAGTTCCTGGCGATGAAGTTGAAGTAAATCCAGATGGCTCTACAGAAACTACATTAGCTGGGGCTAGAATTGCAGACGGAGATTATTTAAGTTTAAATTATTTAGATGAATCAGGAGCGCAAGAACGTATGTTTTTTATATTTAATTCTGACGGTGATATTAATGATGGGGCTAATCCTGCAGGTAATTTACCAGGCCCTCGTTTTGAAGTTGCATACACTACTAGTATGAATAGAGGACAATTATTAAATGCTTTAAAGACAGCTATAGATACTAGTAAAAGATTTACAACAGAAATAGATGGCGTTGATCTAGTTGTTACTAATAAATTTGATGGAGGCGTTGATTCACCTTTTTATATTGTGGGAACTGGAAATATAGGATTTTTTTCAGCCTCTCAGGCAATTACTGGAGGTTCTAACATAACACTTCCTGCGGTTATGGCTGATGCTAATAGCGCTGATAATAACGAGTACGCTTTTAACGCCGTAACTGGTGGAGATTCATCAACATTTAGTTTAGTAGAACAAACGCCTAGCGATACTTTATCTAATTTTCAAGACGCGAATCCTGTTGATTACAACTTGTATGATATTAATTACGCATCAGATGTAGAAATATCTGTAGAAGGTAGAAGATATGGATTAGAGCCAGAGCTTTCACAAATGAACGGTAGTTTTTATATAGATAATTTAAGAGGTAAAATACATTTTGGTTCTTCATTATCTGGTCAAACAGTAGTATTACATTACGTTAGTGATGGACTTGGTACTGATGAAGAAATGGTAGTACATAAGTTTTGTGAAGAAGCTTGTTATAAACATATAATGTATGGTGTACTTTCTGGTAGATCTAATATACCTGAGTACATTGTACAAAGATTTAAAAAAGAAAAGTTTGCTGAAACTAGAAAAGCAAAAATAAGATTATCAAATATTAAAATAGAAGAATTTACTCAAGTAGTAAAAGGTATGGGTAAACAAATTAAATAATTATGCCAGAGATAAAACGTTATTTTTCAAAGGCCAAAATGAACAAAGATCTTGATGAAAGAATTGTTCCTAATGGTGAATATAGAGACGCTATGAATATTCAGATATCTACGTCTGATGCTGATGCTACGACTGGCGTAGGTAATGTTGGTGTTGTTCAAAATATACAAGGTAACTCAGAAGTAACTGAAACTTCAACAACGACTTGGAATAACAATAATTCTAAAATTATAGCTAGCGCTGCCGATGAAGGTAATAATAAAACTTATTATTTTACAGCGGCTCCAGTTCCTATAGATGGTATACTAGATGGCGTTGATCCATCTACTATAACTGAAGAAGTTATTTGGATAGATAGTATAGTTGAAGTTGGAGTAGAAGGTCAAAGTGAAGATTTAAGTAGAAAATTTATTTTTATAGATAAGTTTGCAATTACAAATACGGTATCTGGCGTTTTTGGACAAAATGCTATACCTGATGGCAGTAGTGATATTAGCACTTTAACTGTAGATAACGCTTCTAAATATAGAGTTGGTATGGAAATATATGTCCAAAAGCCAGACGGAGGTGCGGCATTAAGCGGTATAAGAATAACAAAAATAGATACTACTTTAAATATCTTATATTTATCTGATACTACAAGTTTTAATTTTACTCTTGCAAACATTGTTTTTAAATTTATTTATCCGCAAAGAGTTTTAGAATTTGATTATTACAATGGTGACGCTTTTAGTTCTTTAAATTTAATTCCTTCAGCGTCTATAAATATTTTAGATAATTTATTAATGTGGTCAGATGGTAAGCATGAGCCTAAAAAAATAAATATAGATCGATGCGAAGCTGGAACTAACATAGGTGGCACGGCTAATGACGGTCAAACTCATACTAAATTATTTGTAAAAGATCCAGTTACAAAAGAATTAATTGATGTAGAAGATATAGAGCTTTTAGACACTGACACAAATTATACTTATCAAAGCTCTGACATAAAACTAGAAAATATAACTACAATTAAAAAAGCTCCTCTTTTACCACCTAATATTGAAATGTCAATTATAGAAAGAGATGAGGCAGTATTAGAGTTCCCACTAACACATCAATTTGTTATAGATAACAATGTTCCAGAAGCAGGTGATATTCAAGTAATAGGTTTTGCAAGCTCTATAAATTATCAAGAAGATGATATATTTACGTTTACAGCACAAAACATAGAACCACCAGTTGTTATAAGAGGTAAAGTTGTTGAGTCTGACGGAAATAACGCTGATGTTGAAATAATATTTGTAGACTCTGATTTAAGTGATTCAAACGACCCTACTAATTGGATAGCTACATTAGAAGTAAAAAAACCTTTATTTGAAACAAAGTTTGGTAGACTTGGGTATAGATATAAATACGAAGACAATGAGTGTTCAAGTTTTTCTCCTTGGTCAGAATTAGCATTTTTACCTGGACCGTTTGAATATACTCCTCAAAAAGGATTTAATGAAGGTATGGCAAATACTGCTAGAAAAATAATTATTAAAGACTTTATTCCAACTGTATATTCAAGGCCTTTAGACGTAAAAGCTATAGATATACTTTGGAAAACTACAGACAATGCTAACGTGTATATTGTTAAAACTTTGACAAGAGGTATAGATACTGAATGGAAAAATGTTAACGTTGACGGTATAGATGAAAGAGGCTCTCTTACTATAACTTCTGAAATGATATACAAGGTTCTTGAAGAAACTCAACTTCTTAGATCTTGGGATAATGTTCCAAGGTATGCAAGAGCTCAAGGCATATCAAGTAATAGAATTTTATACGGAAACTACGTTCAAGGCTACGATATGAAATCTAAAGTTAGTTTAATTCAATCAATAATATCACAACCGGTATCTTTTCCTACACCAAAAAAATCTGTAAAATCTTTAAGAAGTTATCAATTAGGTGTAGTTATTGGTGACGAGTTTGGCAGAGAAACTCCAGTTATATCAAGTGGTTATGAAATTAATCAAGACGACGGCACTTTTGAGGTTGTTCCAAACACTACAAAAATAGAAAAAAGTTTATCTAAATTTTCTAACAAAATTAAAGTAAAACCAAGATGGGAAAATTATGACCCAGTTAGCTCTGGCTGGATGAAATATCTTAAATACTATGTTAAAGAAACTAGTAACGAATATTATAATTTAGTTTTAAATAGATGGTATGATGCGTCAGATGACAATGTGTGGCTAGCTTTTAATTCAGCTGATAGAAACAAGGTTCAAGAAGGAGATTATTTAATACTAAAAAACGAACATGGTAGTCAAAATGCAGTTGAAGAAAAAGCTAGATATAAAATATTATCTATAGAAAACGAAGCTCCAGACTTTATTAAAACTAGCAATAATGATTTTCCTAAAGAAAAGATGGCTCCTAAACATATTTTTGGAGAAGATGGTTCTGGTACGGTATTACAACCAACAAACGCACACCCTAACAATATAATATCAGACGGCTCAGTAGCTTCACAAAGTGGTATTGATAGAATTTTATTAGAATCAGCAGAGCCAAATGATGATGATGAAACTCCATATTTAGACAATTTAAAATTTACAGGAACACCAATGTTGCGAATAGTTGGTGAATTTACAGATACTGATGGAACTAAGTATGAAGCGTTTAGTCCATTTAAAAAAGTTACTAGAGTAATACAAGGTGGTGGCAATGGTGGCGAATATGGATTTGGTATTAGAGACCCATTTACTTTGTCTGAAGTTTTTATGTATCAAAAAATACAATTACAATTACCAGATGCTAGTACTATAGGAACTCCGCTACAATCAGTACAGGCGTTTATAGATTCAACAGCTCAGCAAGTAGAATATCACGTACAGCTTAGAGACGCTGTTGTAGAAAATAAACCAGAGTTTGATGGTAAGTTTTTTGTAAAAATAGCTAAAGACGCTGTTCTAAAAAATAAAGTCTTAGGTGATTCATTAGGCGAATATCAAGTCTTAGGTTCTTTTCAAGTAGCTTTTATAAGTAGTTTAGTAACAAATCCTGCTTACGCTACTAATGATTATGCAAGTGATATGCTTTATGAGACCTCAACTTGGGACAGTTATCTTGACGATGATACGTTTACAAATAGTGATTTAAGCACAGATTTTGAAAATCAACCTGCTAATAACTTTGGCTCTGACGAAGCTTTGACAGATGCGTTTTGGGTTGATTGGTCTGACGATCCAGATAGAACAGCAGATATATTTATAGATGGAGCTACTGCGTTTAGTGGGTTTGGTTACGAAAGTACTACTGGTAACGATGCAATGCCTGCTTTTAATTTTGGAACATCTAAACAGGTTGTTGACGGTGACACTAGCAATTATCATCATTTTGGACTTTCTAATGGAACGTTTGTTAACGGAACTGAAGGTCAAATAATTTTTTCTGTTATAGGTAAAGACAGATTTACTGGTTCTAGTTCTTATTTTAAAACTAAAATGCAAACTCCTGGTACTTTGTTTAGATTTGCAGATGATCCTAATCAAGTAGTTTATAGAGTTTTTCAATCTGTTCAAAACGTGCAAGCCGGCGGTCAAGTTGATGCTGGCCCTATAACTATAGAAAGTAAAAACTTTAATAACGATGGTAGTAGTGATTTTGTAGATAGAACATCAATAATAGTTAGGTTTCATCGAGATGACGATAATAGCAGAGGTTTAGATAAAACAGTTTGGGATCCTAGAGGTGTAATACAACATAACGGACGTGGTAGTATGGCTATTGAAGTAGTTGATAAAGTCGCTGTTCAAAGCTTATCTGAAGATTCTATAGCTACATCAGCAGCTTGTTTTGAAACAGAGCCTAAAGAAGATTTAGGATTAGATATATACTATGAAGCTAGTAGAGCTTTACCAATAAACTTAGATGAAACTAATATTATAGATTATACTGGCGCTCATATAATTGAAGAAAATGCAGCTAAATTTTCTGTTGGTGCTAGAAATAATCAGCCAGTAATTTTAACTGGTGATCCTTACGTTCATAGCGCTATAAATGAAAATGCTATTACTGTTAAAAGACTTACAAACTCAAACTTAACAACTGATATAAGCGATGATGGAGTAAGTGATGGAGTATGTGCTGCTATTAATGATTTTGTTTCATTTACACATAAAGATGATTTAGTGACTAAAGCACAAATATCTGATCATGCTAAAATAGTTAATAACACTACCGCGCCTTTAGCAATACCGTCGGATAGATATACTATATCTGGTAGTGGAGTACTTGATACTGTCAATATTCCTATTGCAGATTCTAACGCTAATAATGTTACTGTTGGCATGGAAGTTACTGGAGCAAATGTAGAGGCAGGAACATTTATAACACAAATAACAGACGGTGCTATTATTAGAATTTGCTCATTAAATCAGCAATTAATAACTAACGGTGACTCTAGTTTTACATTTATTGACGTAACAGGTGTTTTCTTTTTAAAGAAAAATGTTTATGTTCTTCCAGTAGAATTAGGTTGGTTTAATTGTTATTCGTTTGGCAATGGTGTAGAGTCTGATAGAATAAGAGATGATTTTAATACGCCTCAAATAGACAACGGTATTAAAGTTTCTTCAACGTTTTTAGAGTATGGACAAGAAGAAAAAACTAGTAGTATAATATACTCAGGCTTATATAACTCCACGTCAAGCACTAACGAGCTTAATCAGTTTAACATGGCTAACAAAATAACTAAAGATTTAAATACTACTTACGGCTCTATACAAGCTATGAAAGCTAGAGATAATGATGTCGTAGTATTCACTGAAGATAAAATATTAAAAGTTTTATCAAGTGGTAAAGATGCTTTGTTTAACGCTGACGGTAACGCTCAATTAACTGCTACTAGTAGAGTTTTAGGAACGGCTATGCCATTTGCTGGAGATTATGGTATATCTAAAAATCCAGAATCTTTAGCCACTGACGCTTATAGAATGTATTTTACAGACAAACAAAGAGGCGCTGTATTAAGATTATCAAGAGATGGTTTAACACCTATATCAGATGTAGGTATGAAAGGATATTTTAGAGAAAAACTAAAATACCACACTAATATTTTAGGTTCATTTGATGGCGTTAATGATGAGTATAATTTAACATTATTAAGATGGAACAAGTTTGGAGAAAGTAATACAGTTTCGCCGTCTGGTGATCAAACTATTTCTTTTAACGAAAAATCAAAAGGTTGGATAAGCTTTAAATCATTTATTCCAACGTCTTCTACTAACGTTACAGATAGGTATTATACAACTAATGAAAATAAAATATATAAACATTATGCTGCTACGGATCTTGTTGTTAATATTCCTGTTAGTAATTATAATACCTTTTATGGAACATATACGCCTTCTACTATAGATGTATTATTTAATGAATCAGCTAGCTCAATTAAATCTTTTAAAACAGTTAATTACGAAGGAACTCAAGGTAAAATAAATCAATTTACAACAGAAAGTATTGAAGACTCTACTGGCGCTATTGTTGATTCTATAAACACAAACGGTGATGGAGAGTTTTATAATTTAGGAGCTACTAAAAAAGGATGGAGTGTTGAAAGCATAGAAACAGATTTACAAAAAGGTTCTGTTCCTGAGTTTGTAGAAAAAGAAGGCAAATGGTTTAATTATATTAAAGGAAACGATGAAGGTTTTATTTCCCAAAATTTGACAAATTTTAACACTCAAGGTTTAGGTTTTATATTAGCTGCCCCTGTAGCAACTGGCTTTACACCACAACAAGAAACAACGGCTTCAGGTACAGATGCTGATGGTAATGATTATCCACAAACACCAGAATAATTATGGCAATAAATTTCACAGTATCAACTTTTACTTTTACAGAAGATCCAAGCGCTAGCATAATGGGTCAAAACATGATTAGTGGTGGTAGTTTTACTATTACTCCTAATGAAGGATTTACAGTGTCTGCTTCAGATTTTTCTGCACCTGGAACTTTGCCTGGTCAGTTTGATAGCATAACTTTTACTGATACGGCAGTTGCTGGTGAAATAAATAATACTGTCACAGTATCATTTGTTTTTTCTATTTTGTTTGAAATGTCAGCTGAGCTAAACACTATAAACGTGCCGTTTACAGGACACGCTAGACCTGTTGATAATAAAAGATATATAGATTTTAGGATAGCATTTATAGATGACACGTCTGTAAATTTAAATGGTAGCTCTGCAGTGTCTAGCTTTGGATCAACGGTTACTCAATCAGGGCCAACGCCCGAACCTACAGTAATTACAAATCTTTCTGCTTCAAACGTAACAGCTGGCTTTTTAGTTCAAATTGGTACTTTAGTAGTAACAGCAGATGACTCTCCTGAAATATGCAATTTTGTAAACCCACCTACTATTGAATTAGTAAACATGCCTGACGGTACTATATCTTTACAGTTAGATTCTATAACTAGAAGAGACGGTGAAACTGATACTGTAAAAGTTTGGAATTATAAAATAATGTTTGTAAGTGAGTTTAGCTTAACATCCAATGCTCAAGTTATAATAAGTTATACTGGCGTAGTAAAGAAAACAGCTAAAGAAATAAAACAAATTATAGTTGGACCTACAGACGTTGCTGAAGTAGGTGGTAGCGCAAACATAAAAATATATGGTGATGTTGGAGCTGAGTTTGACTTGACACTATTTAAAAGTAGTAATAATTTATCTATAATAGATACTAATACAGCTAACACAGACGTTTTAGATAGAGACGCTGGTGTTATTAGAGGTATTAATAAGACGTTATCAGGATTAACAGAAAGTTCAATTTTCTCTACTTTTGAATTTATACAAAAGTTTCCCGCTATAACATCTAACGAGTCTTATAAATTAAATTTATATCCTAAAGGAAATACTACTTTAAACTCTAACATAACACAACCACCATCTTCACAAATAGTTTTTAATCAATACATAAGGCCTACAATAACAATTAATACTGACGATGACGGCGCTGGAAATACTTACGATGTAACTTCAGCAACTGCTATAGTTTATAGAGGCATTGCTAATAACAATGTATCTAAACTAAAGCATATTAGAAAAATAACAGAAAGAGCTAAGTTTACTTATGTATATACAGTAACTTCTGGTGGCACTACTTTTACAACAGCTAATACGCCAGTGTGGTCTATGACTGATGCTAATTCTAACTGGGATCAAAGCATAACTAATCATGGTAATATAATAGAAATAACTAACATAGTAATAAAGCTTAGCGCTGGTAATACTGTAGCAACTGTAACTGGATATGTTCTGCTTAAAAAGTTTGGCACGGCAAACGTTACATTTACACTAGACTCATCTGATTTTTTAACAGTAACCTAAATAAATAATTATGGAAACATGGACAGTACAAATACCTAGAGATCAATATCCTTCATTACAGGTAGGCGATAAAGTTTTTTACTCATCGCTATCAGATAATTTAGGAGGATTTAATGTAGTAAGCTCGACACAAATTTTAGGAAATGTAGAAAGTATAAATAATACAACTTCTTTAGACGATGGAACTGAAACAACAACTTTAGTAATAGGCAATATTAACTCTAACTCTAACCCGTCATTAAATGATTTTTTATTTTTTAAAAAAGATGAAGCAGTAAATATGAATTCTTTATTAGGTTATTTTTCTAAAATGCAATTTAAAAACAACGATAGGTTAAAAGCTGAGCTATTTACCGTGTCTACTGAAATAAATGAAAGCAGTAAATAATAAGCAAAAAATGTAACTATATAATAGTAAAATAGCAATTATGTCATATATTAAAGAAAATACAGAAAGCCCTTTAAAAATATTTGGAGCTATTGGTGGCTTAGTAGGTGGTGTATATAAAAGTATACAAGCTGGTAAAGCTGCTAAAAAAGCAGATAGAGCCGCTGAAAAAGCTGCTGAAGAAAAGGCGCGTATGAGAGATATGCTTTCAAATGTTGACACTAGCAATCCATTTGAAGGTATGCAAAATCAATTTGCTGGACTACAAAATCCATATTCTGGTCTAGAGAATACAATGGAAGACTTAACTGTTAATCAACAAGAAGCTGATTTTCAAGCTCAACAGTTCGCACAAAGTCAAGCTAATATAATGGACGGATTAAGAGGCGCTGCTGGTAGTAGTGGTATAGCGGCATTAGCACAATCGCTAGCAAAACAAGGATCGTTAGCTGCACAAAAATCTTCTGCTAGTATAGGTAAGCAAGAAGCAGCTAATCAAGCAATGGCTGCCAAAGAAGCTGGTAGATTACAATCACAAGAAGCGAAAGGGGATTTTGACGTTGCTCAAGCAATCGCCAAAGGTCAAGCAGATGTTGATGTTAATGTTGCTAAAGGCGAGCAGCAGTCTCAACAATTAGAAATGAGAAAACAACAAGCTTTATTTCAAGATGCTAGCACAACTGCCGCAAACGCTGAACAAGCAGCTGTAAATGCTCAAGCGGCAAAATCTCAAGCAATAGGAGACACTATAGGTAGTGGCTTTGATTTACTTGGTGGTATATTTTCTGATAAAAGACTAAAAAAGAAT